GAACGGATTCCCTTTTGTGCCGCTTGGATTGCAAGGTGTATCGCAAGTGCTGACTTTCCGATACCTGGTCGTGCCGCAATTACGTACAAGCTTCCCTTCTTGAGTCCTCCTTGAAGATGTGCATCCAGTTTCGAGAAACCCGTGGGGATTGCGGAGACTCCGCCTGCATCGATATTGTAAAAATCCGCTTGGGCTTGGGTGGCCGCATCTTTGAGAGAAACCTGTCCTTTGCGTTTACTCAGTGCCTTGGCTACGGAATGCGTAAAGGAGGATGCAACCTCCTCTGCTGTACCACCCTCTTTGATTGTGTCTTGTGCCTTGAGTATCGCCAACTCAATTGCACGATGGTTGCGGTGTTCAATGAGGTAATCAACGTAACGCTCGATTTGTCCACCTCCGTACTGCTCCGAAATAAAAGTAATGCTATCCGCCAAGGATGGTTCCGCAATGAGTATGTCTATCTCGTTGCACTTTGGGGCGAGCTTACCGATTGCCTTGAATATGCGTTGCCTTTCGGGGGATGAGAAATCTTGGGGGGTTAGATGCTCAAGAGCGGTAGCCGATCCTCGGCCCGACTCATCACGCATGGATGCGGCAAGGACCGCAATTTCCGCCAGGTCGTAATCCATCTTAGAATTCGTTCTCCTGTTTGGTCTGCAAAATCTGCGGGTAGTTTTGCGGGAGGTAACCGTTGACCGCTAATGCGAATGCCTTGTCCCAATTTACGTACCGGTAATCTTTTGCTTCCGCTTGGGCTTTGAAAAACCTAACTGCTTTTTCTTGGTCCACTCCCGCCTCTTCGCAAATCGCTTTTGGTGGATCGAAGTCTTCGGGCAGTGGGGTCTTGTTTTTCTTCCGAGGTGCGGGTTTTTTCTTTGCCGTGTTTTCCGGCTGTTTGTCGGAAGTTGGGCTATATATATTATTATTCATTTCGGAGAAATGACGCGCACGCGCGAGGCGTTTCCATAGATCCTCCAGTAAAAGGACGGTAATCACGGCACTTTGCTGGAGTCCTGTTAGTTCGCAATACTCCTCCAAAATACGGTTGGGAGTGTCCCCAAGCATGATCCTTTTTTCTTTGTTTTTCGACATGATTTAGATCCCCAATATGGTTGCGACAAATCCCCACACCATCCATATAAATACAATAATGGACAACAGGAATAAGCAGTGAAATATAGCTTTCTGTAGTATGTTTTTCATTGTTTTTTTAATTCTTTCTTTAAGTAATCCGTTCGTCTTCTGAGCTTACGCAGGGCGGTATCTTGGATCTGCCGGACCCGTTCTTTGGAGCATCCAATACACTCGGCAATCTCATCGAGTGTGTAGGTGTAACCAGGTAATGCAAAGGCCATCATGGCCCGCAAGTTCTCGTCCATCTCTCGGCTCTTCTTGAGCCTCACCAAACCCTTGAGTGGGTCTTGATGCCCCAATACCCAATTCCGCGCCGTGGCAGCCTCCACTCCGTACTTTGCCGCCAAACGGAGGGAGGCTTGCCTTACAGACTCGTCAGTTTGTTGTTTGAATTCGGAAAGGTCAGGCTCATGCATTGGCCTTGTTGATCTTCGGGATCTTGGGAATCCGTCCAACCCTGCACGTGTTTGTCTTTTGTCCGGTCAACCAAGCATTGTAACTGAGAATTCCACCACGGATGATGTAGTGTGGACTAATCTTCTCATTAGCCGACATCATGCGTAGGAGGTGGTTGCGGTATGGAAGAATAGGACTACCCTTGGTCAAGTCCAGTCCACTGCAAAGTGAGTCGAAAAACTTGTCTGCATTGGAATCCGCACTCTCGTCATCGAAGTCAAACAAGTGTGTCTCCGATCTTCTCAACATGTAGTGAAGCGTGGAGAATGGTCCTTTCTTTATGCGGAAATTCTTGTACCACGCTTGACATTTCTTGACGGTCAGTCCCAAGTGCGGATACTTTTTAGCCCACTCGTTGATCTCATGGTTGGGGATTGCAATCCTTGTGCCACCACCGAAACCCTGGAAAGGTAACTCACCTACTTCGTCAATCCTTGCAAGCATGGTAATTGCTGAATTCAAAACGGAGACGTTTGCGTGTCCTTCAATGGACAAAACATCTGCGGGATTTCTGCGCTTACCTTGGTTCAGAGTCTTGAACGCGCCATCATCCTGCAACTCGATCCATACAGACTGAAAACTCTTACCTGCTTGTATGCACGCAGTCAGACGGTGTTGCCCGTCGATTAGCTTATTGCCACCGAAAATAATGGGTTCACCATTCATTACCCATTGATTGCTTTGCATGAACTCCTTGTATCGATTCACGGAGAATGGCGATATGTTTCGGTTCTTGTGCTGTCCGGCAAGTAACTCCTTGGCCATGATTGGGTCGATTGTTCTGATTGTAATGTAAACGCCAAGCTGGGGATCGTAGAAGTACGTGCTTGGTGCGATTTGTGTGTTGTGTATTGCTGTATTCATATGTGCTTATGTGTTGTTGTTGTTGTGTGATAATGCCCAATCAAGACTGCATCTGCTGTTGCCAGTGTTACAGTCTTGCCGAGCTTCGGATAAAGCCTGAGTGCATGGTCTTTGAGGATGCGCTTCTTCTTGGCACCACCCTGCCCTGCCACGTTGGCCAACCCTTTCTGCCATGCTTGGGGTCGAACCATGTGACAGGGCAATTGTAGTCCACGGGCTACGCCTTCATAGAAACCACATGATTTGCCAAGCTTGAACCCAGTGGATGATGGTATGTTCTTTCCCGCAAAGGGCGGTACGTCTTCCAAGACTATCTCCAACGAGTGATCGGGGTTCTCCTGCAAATCCAAGATGTCTGCAACAAAGTCTGAGAAGGTTGTGTATTTCCATGCCCACACTGCTTTGCCATCCACGAATTGACAGAAGCCACCACTCGCACCGGGATCAATTGCTACGATGCACTCACTCATCTTGGCAATCCTCCGTGAACGTTATGTTTACGTCGGGATCGCTTTGATGATTCAAGTCCTCACCCTCCACTACCGCCAGGAGTTGCTCGATCAAGGCTCCTTGGACAACGATGGCCGCCTGCCAATCGCGATTGTCCGCATGTTCCTTTGCAAATCCAATACCCTGCTTAATCCGCCTTATTTGTTCTAGTCGATCAGCCATTTTTCCTCCGTTGTTTGATGGTTGTCCTTCATGAATTTATTCAACTCCGCCACACTCCAAGCTTGATCGATTCCACCTTGTCCTCGGCCACCCTTGATTTTGTAACAAGTCAACCTAACGTCCTCAGATCGGTGCAGTTGCATGAGCGAGTTGATTGAGCGATAACCGGTAAGGGCCAACGCTTTCTTCGTGGTCATCAGTTTGATTACTTTTCCACTCATGCCACTTTCCTCGGTGTGTTTATTGCCTTCGAGAATTCAGCAAGGGCGATGGTACGCTTCTTTCCGTAGTATTCACTCTTCAGCTTGTGTTCTGCAATCAATCCGTAGACGCGACTCCTTGGCACCTTGAACTTAGCCGCAAGGTCCGTGATCGAGTATCGATTCTTCGCAACCTCGAAGCGTTCGGTGGTGCCAATGGTTTGGATGTGGTCACCATAACCTGGCCATACACCTGACTTCATGCACTCCTTCCACATTCTGCAAGCCTCACCCATGCGTGGCTTCTGCTTCTCCAGTTGGGATGCATCTATAGTATAGGCACTCGTAAGAAAGGGTGGTGACTTCTCAACGACTAAGAAGATGAATTGCTTGGGGTCGTACCCCATAGCTCGCAACCCCTCCATGTACCAACAAGCTTGGAAATCATACCCGTATTTACGAACCGAAGATGTGAACCCTCGCGGATCTCCTTCTTGGGTTGTTTTAAGGTCAAGCACCACACCCGCGCCTTCGTTAAACAAGTCGGGGCGGACCTTGCAGTCCGTACCTTGGTATCCAAACAATCCCGTTCCCTCGATGATCGTGTCACTCTTGCCCAAGAACGTTTTCAAAAGCGGATGTTCCCGTGCAGAGTCTGCCATGCCCATGCACAATTCGTAATCGCTTTGATTAAGCCAACGCTTGTCGGGAGCATGGTCTTGCATCTCAGCAAAGGCCGCCTTGTATGCATTGGTCCGTGAACTGTTACCGTCAATCGTGTCGGGCTTGACCGCATACTCCTCATCGAGTTTGAACGGCTCAAGCGTTGCCGTGTGAGTGCATCCACCAATCACGAAATGCTTCGCATCGTCAGGCGTGGGATTCTTCATGCTGTGCCACACCTTGGCCGGGCATGACGTGATCAAAGACCACGCCACGCTCCGACTCAACTCACCCTGCGAATGATATGCAGAGTTGCTAAT